ACTAGAGCCATGTGAGCAGCATCTTGTGAGTGTATATAGTTAGGAGCTATACCAGATGCATAACCTTGCTTATCAGGTATAGTGGTTTCCACAGCTAACACATGTTTAAGTCTATTACGGATACTAATACCTTTCAGTACAGAGTCTATCTTCCATTCTTTCATTAGATAAGCTCTATACTTCACGGGGAAGCCAGAGGGGGAGAGCCAGTTTAACTCCTTAGCACCATTACCTTTGGCAATGTAGCTAGAGATCATATTAAACTCTTGGCTTAGTCTGTCTAACTCGAATATATCCTCATTAGATTTTATCTTTTTACGCTGAATAACTTTCTTAGCAGCTATAAGCTTACCCCGGTCATGCTTAGTTACAGCCTCACCAGTTAGCTTGTGTAGATAACCCGTTTCACCTAACTCATAAGCTGCTAATTGTTGTAAGTAAGACTTAACTGTATCTGCACTGGGGCATACTGAGTTAATAGCTTGTATAACAGATCGACTAAGTAAGGTACAATCAAACATGTCTATGTTGTACCTATGAGTGAAGCCCTCTGTGTAACAATCTTCATACATATTATCTGCTATACGAGATGTGCCAGCAGCATACTGTCGTACCATAGTGGCACGCTTAGTAATACCTTTCCTTATGTGCTTCATAGGTATGCTACGATCATTAAACCAATCAGGTAGATTGTCTACTAATTCTTTAGCTACTTTTATGTATAAGTCACAGGGTACATCTGTCTTAGTTAATCCTACCATAGACCCTGTTACAAGGTCTTTGCTCATGGCAGCACTATGTTGAATACCATTACACATACCATCAATAGGTATGGGTAAGTGTGATATAACTGTCTCACCTTCCTCGCAGGAGTCCCAGGCTAACCATTCGCAGGCACATGCAAAGAATACTATGGGCTTCTCACATTTAATGAATTGACCTTCGATAGCAGTAGTTAACACCATCTCATAGTTCTGTTCTAACCACTTGACCCTATCATTAAGAGTCATCTTGTCTACAGAGATAGATTCTAGCCCTTCCTTTTCTAGCAATGCTTTGTAGTTATACTCACACCAAGAAGGGATAGATTCTATTGCATACGATTCATTAAAGCTATTAGCCGTGTGTATGGCTAACCATGTAACACCTGAAGGGGTAAGGGGCTTTCCTTCTCCGAATTGTAGCAGACCTCGTGCTAGATCACCTCCTTGATAATTAAGGAACTGTTCTCGGATATAATATCTACCTCTATAGTCAGTGTCTACTAACTGATAGAAGGGTTTACCATATCCTTTAAGGGTGCTAGCCTTCTCTTTAATTATTTGAAACTCATAGTTCTTGCTTCGGGCTTTAAGTACTTTCTTTTTCTTGTTCCACAAATCAATTTCTACAGCATACTCTTTCTTCGTTTCCTTCGTTTCCTTTTTCTTAAGAGCATTATAGGCTTTACGTACGGCTAGCATAGAGCCAGCCTCCGGTAATGCTGTTTCTTTATGTAAGAAGTAACCAGTGTTAGACATCATAGCGTCATACACGCTCTCATTAATAGACCACTTCATCTTATTAAGGGAGTTTAAAGATCTGACCCAAGGGGCATCGAGGTACTGCGGGAACTCTTTCTCATCTTGAATACCCCAGCGTTTAATAGCAGAGTAACCTAGGGTGTTTAGCTCTGTGATGCTTTCAGGTTTATGCAGTACAGTATTAGGTAAGAGTGCATCTTTAACAGAGACAGGTACATCACTTATAAAGCCCCACAATGCCCCCGGGGTAACTACGTAGGGCGCTGTGATAGCTCTATCAGAGAAACCTTCCTCTCTAAAGGTGTTTATGCAGTCTTTAGCTTTGAATGCTTCTAGGAATAGATCCCCTAGACGTATAGCTTTGTCTTTAGGTAGAGGGGTACCCCCCATATAAGCACTTAATGCTTCACCTATTGCTACGGATACAGAAGTTAACTTAGCCATACCAGCTATGTCACCATTGGCATCACGAGAGAACTTTAGTTGTATCTTCTCAGATGCTAGGTACACCATTGTTGGTAATTTATCTTTATACTCAGGATAGAAAGCTAATACAATACAACCAGTATTACCTCTCGGGCTATTAGTATTGGCTTTCTCTACACGTTCAATCAGGTACTCAGCTATTTGTTCGATTAAATTCATCGCTATGCTGCTCCTTTAAAATGGTTTTAAGTATTCAAACACTTCCGTGCCTTCCCCATACGTTTCCATCAGCTTAGGCTGTAATAGAATTGCTGCTAATATATCCTCTTTAGGTATTTTACTGTCCTTAATTATACCTATTATTTCGTCATCTTTCAGATCAATTTCTTGTTTTTGAGAAAAAGCTGTTTGTTTATATTTAAGCTCATACAATAAGCTGTCTAAAGGTGCTAGCAGTAGGCCTGCATCTTCCACTACGCAACTCTCGTAACGTAATAGTTCTGTGTTGTTACCTGTATCTAATACCATTAGAAGTCCTCTTTTATTGGGTTAACACTATATAAACGTCCTGTATCTATGTCATAAGATGCAGCACCCGCACTACCTGTTACGCCTGAGAATCGATTCTTTAATACAGAGAAGTTTACTGTATTACGTTTAATCGGATCATCAGATGTTAAGTCTCTAGAGAAACCTATGATATCAAAGGATACTTGCTTAACACTACCTGAACCTTTAATGTCATCTAACGAGGGCATCTTACCTTCTTCGAAGGACTTACCTTGTAGACCTGTCTTACGTAGGTGACTGATAAGGCCTATCCAGACATGATGCTTGTTACAGATGCGTAACAGTTCATTCATCATTCTATCAGTGGCTTCGTTACCTGTTAACTTCTCTACACCTTCACTTACAGCAATAGTTAAGTGGTCGAGTATAAGATACTTACAACCCATTAGCGCTAAGTATTCTATCTTGTCTACTAAGCTACCATCAGATACAGCGCCTTGGTGATCTAAGAGTATTAATCGATTATCACCGAACACATGATCAAATGCTGCTCGTTCTTCTTCTTCGGTTGTTGTAGCTACTGACATATCTTTCTGTAAGTGCATACCAATAAACTTACCAGCAGTGTAACCGACTGATTCTTCTAATGATATCATACCTACTTTCTCTTCAGTGGTATCTAGGATATGTAGTACAGTTTCTTTAATGATGCTACTCTTACCAATAGAAGTACCAGAGGTAAATAGAGTGATCTCACCTTGTCTAATACCTTTTAACTTGTCTTGCACAATAGCCAAGCATGGAGGATAGGGTATGGTGGGGATTTCCTTCTTGTCACGATAGGCTTCCCATATAGATTCACCTGACATTATGCCAGCAGGATTGTAAGGCTGAGCGTTCCATATTGCTCTGTTTACTTCCATGAATCCATGCTTGACTAACTCGTCTGAAGCATCTTTCTCTCTACCTTTAATGATCTTTACTTTATCGTAACCGCAGATCTTAGATAGTTTTAGTATAGCTTCTTCACCTGCCTTATCAGAGTCCATCCATAAACATATCTCACCGAATGAACGTAACCATTCTCGTTGAGCTAGAGGGGCCTTCATATTACTTGCAGATGCTAGTGATACTACAGGGTATATAGTGCCCTTCTCTTCGTAGGCTTGTGCGATAGCTAACGTATCTTCTTCACCTTCGGTTATGACTAGACGTTTACCGCCAGCTGAGAAGTTTTGTTGACCGAATAGTTGATCGCCCATGTCACCTTGGAATCTGAAAGTCTTAGGCATTGTTCTTACTTTACTACCTAGTTCTTCTTGATCTTTGTGGTATGGGTAATAGACTGTATCTACATGGCCATTAGAATCGAAGGAACATCTAACACCATACATTTCAGCTACTTTCTTGCTGACCTTTCGCTTGGCTGCAGTACCATACGGCAATCCGCTTACTGGTATCACATCTTCTGGTTCTACTTTCATATAAGCCTCTTTAGGTTTTTCCCCTTCTTCATAGTTATAATAGTTAGTGGAACAGCTAAAGCAATAACCTGAAAGACGTTCATCATCTTCTAAGTACACTGCTACTGCATCCGAGCTATCACATTTAGCACAACTACTGTGCTTTTGAAATACACCGCTTCCCATGGTCTTCTCCTTGTTTTACTACAATTCTGTTAGTGTGAAATCAATATACTCTTTACGCTTACCTACGACTGTCTTGGTAGCTGATATGCTCATAATCTGCTTATCATCGAATCCAAACCATCGTTGTAAGACATCAAGTAGTGTTTTGATAGGGTTATCTACATCACTTAAGGACGTAGCAAAACCCCAATGTATTTCTAGTTTGAACTTCATAGATTTGACATCACGATTATTAGGTATTTCATAACCTTCTAATTCTAATGCCATCATCTCTTCAAACTTTCTATACTTCATACTCTTTTTCCGTTTTAAAGTATAAGCCGCGTTAATAGATAAGGGCTTAACAGGGCAGTGCATGTACACTTCCCATAGCTCCCTGCTATACTTGCTCATCCATTATCTCCCGTTCACCTGTGCGTATATTATAACGCTCATTAGGACGTTGACGTATGTAAATTAAGTCAGTCATAAGCTGACAATAACTCATCCAGTCATATTCCTTAGATAGTGTTCGATAGGCTTCTTTTACTGTTAATAACCTTTTGTTTGCTGGAACCATTAACAGTATCTTTTCGGCTTTCTTAATGCCAATACCTTTGATACCTGGAATTCCATCTGTGCTATCACCTGTAAGTATTTGCAGATGTAACATTAGATCAGCACCATCTACATCTAGGGGGTAGTGCTCATCTTTTTGAGGGTTATAAATAGGAACTGGGACTGTTCTTAAGTCTTTATCTGGACTGATTACAGTACCATTATTAGCTAACGCAAGATAAGCTACTACATCATCGGCTTCTTCACCATTCGCTTTAATAGCTTTATACTTGGTAAGCAATCTATCATATACAGCATCCATGATAGCTTTCTTTTCAGGGTCTTCTTCAGACTTGCGGTGAGACTTATACTCAGGGT